CAATCCTTATTGAGAAGGAGCACACGATACTGGTCTATATGCTACAGTCCGATGAAGCTATCATGATGCAGTACGCTCTATGCTTCCTGTATAAGTGGTGCACCCAGAGAGGGTGGGTCCATGGCAGGGAGTACGGGTTCGTAGCCAACATACATGATGAGTACCAAGCCGAAGTGCGCGACGATATAGTAGAGGAGTTCGCTGCACTGGGTGAGAAAGCTATCACTAAAGCTGGTGAGTACCTAAAGATTAAGTGCCTCCATGAGGGACACGCAGACATTGGAATTAACTGGAACGAAACACACTAAGGAGGCCACATGGCTCTTAATGTAAATAAACTTCCCAAAAAGGAAGGCGGTAAAGGTAAGGCTGAACTCCTCGAAGAAGGTAACTACCCGGCTCGTGTAGTACAGATCGTGGACCTAGGCTTGCAGCCGGGGATGGTGTACATGGGTAACCAGAAGCCCCCCGCCCACAAGATACGAGTGACCTATGAGTTGGTCAGTGAGTTCATGAAGAATGAGGACGGCACCGATAATGAGGATGCACCCCGGTGGTTGAGTGAGGACTTCCCGCTGTTCGGCTTAGGTGCTGACCGGGCTAAGAGTACCATCAGGTACAACGCACTCGACCCCAAGCACGAGCACGAGGGTGACTGGGCTGCACTGCTGGATACACCATGCCTAGTGACGGTGGTGAACAACGTATCCAAGTCCAACGGTAACACCTACAACAACGTGGGCCTAGTATCACAGCCTATGAAGGGCATGGAGACACCGCCCCTCAAGCATGAGCCCATCGCCTTCGACCTCGACAACCCGGATTTGGATGTGTTCAACTCACTGCCCGAGTGGTTGCGAGACGATATCATAGGGAACCTTGAGTTCAATGCCTCGCCCCTGCAAGTGGCGCTTGGTATAGAGGCTGGTCCAGTGGACCCCGACCCCGAGCCAGAGGCAGAGGGTGAAGATGACGACGACACACCATTCTAGGAGTAAGTTATGTACGCATTTAAGGTAACAAGTAAGATTACCAAAGAAGACGGGGCAGTGGTAAGCCCCCCTGAGCTTAGTCAACTTGACGGCAAGTTCTACGTGGCTGTCATGTGGGACAAAGACAACTCGTTTACTACCACATGTGTCGATGAGATACACGCAGAGGTTATTAAGGAGGAGATGCCGGGTAACCCATTCACTATCATAGACGGGGGTAAAGACCCTGTACACTAGGAGCTACAATGAAACCACTGATAGACGGAGATGTACTACGCTATGAGGTGGGCGCAATCGGGGAGGTGGAGTACATCCACCCCTTCGATTTCGTAGCTGAGGTACTGGACGGGAGGATAGATGACATCTGCAAAGCAGTGGGTGCCACTGAACCTCCCTTGGTATTCATGACTGGCAAGACTAACTTTCGTAATGAGATCGCCGTATCTAAACCCTACAAAGGGAACAGGAAAAGTTACAAGCCATTCCACTTTAACAACATCAATGCATACATGAGGGCCAAGTATGAGATCGAAGAGGCAGAGGGTCTCGAGGCGGATGACCTCCTCGCCATCTATCAATGCCAAGCGGAAGAGGGTACAACCGTTATCTGTACAAGAGATAAAGACCTCCGCATGGTGCCGGGGTATCACTATGGATGGGAATGTGGTAAGCAACGTGAGTATTACCTCCGCCTCGTGGATGACGAAGGTTCACTTGACTATGACGGTAAGCTCAAGGGAACAGGTATGCCCTTCTTCTACTCACAATTGCTCACAGGTGATCCGGTGGACAACATACCGGGACTCCCCGGTTGCGGACCCAAGAAGGCATGGGATCTCCTTGAGGGAGTTCCAGTGTCAGAAATGTGGACAACAGTTCGGAGGGCGTACGAAGAGAAGGGGTACGACAGGGAGTACCTGATGGAGCAGGCGTACCTACTCTGGATGGTACGTGAGTACGATGAGCTAGGTAACCCCGTGATGTTCGACCCGAGGAGGTATCATGTCTAAAGTTATGTTTACGTCAGACCTACACCTAGGACATAAGAATATAGGAGGGTTTAGACACTTCTGTGATTCCTCCGAGGAAAACACAGCCGTGATAAGTGAGCACTGGTTCAGTGAGGTAGGTAGTCGAGACACAATATATATATTAGGAGATGCAGCTTTCAACGAACAGGGTCTCGAAGACCTTAAAGCACTACCGGGTAATAAGATCCTGATACTAGGTAACCATGATACTATGAAAGGGCACGAGTACCTATCTGCTGTCAGGGAGGTTCACGGTATTGTATATAGGAGGTGGAAGATGGGTCCTAAGGTTTGGTTATCCCACGCACCTATTCACCCTGATGAGTTGAGAGGGAGGTATAACATCCACGGTCACGTTCATTATAACTCGATAAAGGATGAGAGGTATATCAACGTATGCTGTGATTACCTTTTACAAGAGACCGGCAGTATCTTTATGACATTACCCGCACTAAGAGAGAGGCTTCTAGGATGAAGCTGAAGGTATCACAGATCAAGGCGTACCGTGAGACTGCTGTTCGTAAGCAGAAAGGTATCTGCCCCCTGTGCAAGGAGGAGTTAAGACCAGAGGACGCAGTACTGGACCACTGCCACAAGACAGGCAAGGTACGTAAGGCACTCCACCGCTCATGCAATGCAGCCGAAGGGAGGATACTGCACTGGGCTGGTGTGCGTAGTAGGGGTGATGACCCTGTTGAGTTCGTCGGTAACCTCATGAAGTACTGGAAGGCTGACTACTCAGGTAACCCCCTGCACCACACCCACGGTAGAGTGAAGAGGAAACGTAAGCGACAACCCCGAATGAAAAAAGCAAGAGGTATACGATGATAGACGTAGAAGAAGAAGCACAACGGCTCCTAGTCGTGCTGGATAAGCACATAGACTCCGAGAACAATGTGACACCGGAGGGGTACATGACCCTCCTACAAGAGGTACAGAGTATTAACTCCGAGAAGAGGATGGCTGTCTTCGATCGGTTCGAGTACCTGTGCGGAGAGAAGTATGACTGCTAAGATATTCTTATTCGACATAGAGACATCACCTATGACCTCGTACGCATGGGACCTGTGGCAAGAGATCAGGTCCTTTGACTTCGTACAAGAGGACTGGAAGATGCTCTCGTGGTGTGGCAAGTGGCTAGGTGAGGATGATATCTTCTTCGCTGCCAATGATTCAGAGGACCCACTCAATGATGACGAGACAGTACTAGCCCTGCATACTGCACTGGACGAGGCGGACATAGTTATCGCTCACAACGGTAACAAGTTCGATGTGAAGAAGTTCAACGCTCGGTGCCTGATGCTAGGCTATGAGCCACCCTCCCCGTACCGTAAGATAGATACACTCCTTGAGGCTCGGAAGAACTTCAAGATGACAAGCAACAGGTTGGACGCACTAGGCAAGCTGCTGGGTGTAGGCGAGAAGGTGGACACCGGGGGCTTCGACCTCTGGGTACGATTCATGGCTGGCGACCCTGCCGCCCGTGAAGAGATGCTGGAGTACAACGCTCAGGATGTTCTCCTACTTGAGGAGGTGTACCTTAAGCTGCGTCCTTGGATGCAGAACCACCCACACGTAGGATTATATGATGAAGAAGAACAGCACACCTGCCCGAAGTGCGGCGGCACGGACCTCCACTGGCGCGGCTATGCCTATACGGCAACGCAAAAGTACCACAGGTTCCAGTGTCAAGACTGTGGAGGATGGGGCCGAGGTAACGCCACAGCCCTCTCCAAAGAGAAGAGGGGTTCCCTCTTAAGGAATGTCCAGTAATGGACTTCGAATACTACATGATGATAGGGATACTCCTGATAGCTATCGGGGTATTCCTAGACAGGGGGTAACATGAACAAGAAATGGATAGTATCAATGCTAACGTACAACGCTCTGATGTGGGGGATAGTGATCGGACTGACTGCTCTCCTCGTCATAGCGGAACTCTCGTGAGTGACCAGACTAGATTAGCATCCCTGATTGAGGTGTGCCTGTCAGTAGCAATTGGCTTTACTGTGTCTTACACAGCTTGGCCTTTTGTTGCTGCACTGTATGACATACCTTATTCTCATTCACAGAACCTAGGTATCACTGGTATCTTCACAGTCCTGAGTATAACCCGTGGGTATGTGGTGCGTAGGTTCTTCGAGAGGGGTTTACACAATCTATCAACTAGTATAGCGAGGATGATGTGAGCCAGTGCACTTGTAGTAAAGACAAAGAGGCGACTTGTATAGTCCACCCAACCACGCGTGGCTTGAAAGAATATATAGCTGAGCTGGAAGCAGAGAACAAAGCACTGAGGGATAAAGCAACAGTTGGAGTAAAGGATTATCAGCGGTGGGTAGTGCCTGAGTACGGAGCTGTAGATGGAATAGATGAACTTGCAGTACTACTGGAACAGGAGAAGGGCGATGCTGCCGTATGATGATAAGTTTAAACTGATGAAGGAGTTGAAGTATGGGAATAAACCCAAAGGACTTGATAGGACTAACGAAGACACCCTTCCGGTTGATACCTAAGAGCGCACTGGTGTGCATGGCTTGGGTGATGTCGCTCGGGGCTAAGAAGTACGGCCCGTTCAACTGGCGGGAGAATGATGTACGTATGACTGTGTACACAGAGGCAGCCATGAGGCACCTCATAGCAATAGAGACAGGGGAGGACATAGACCCTGAGAGTGGACAACCACATGCGGCCCACGTTATGTCATGCATGGGAATAATAATAGATGCCCAACAGGGCGGTAACCTAGTGGATGATAGGTTCAAGGAGAACCACACCACCAACCTAATGAAGGAGACGCATGTTCAAGAATGAGTTCGCTGAGAATATATTCAGACACAAGTACGCACTAACACCGGGGCAGACTTGGGAAGAGAAGGCTAAGGATATAGTATCCAACGTGACCGAGAACCTTATGCCCCCCGATATGCAGGCTGAGCTACAGCGTATGATTACGCAGTTCCAGTTCCTCCCCGGAGGTCGGTACATCTACTACGCAGGGAGGCAAGCCTCCTTCTACAATAACTGTTACCTACTTAAAGGTGAGGAGGATACCCGTGAAGAATGGGGTAACCTATGCAAGAGAGCTTCTGACTGTCTCATGTCTGGTGGGGGTATTGGTGTTGACTATAGCGTTTTCCGTGCAGGCGGTTCTCCCTTGGGTCGCACAGGTGGTGAAGCCAGTGGCCCCATCCCCCTCATGCGTTCTATCAACGAGATCGGACGGAACGTCATGCAAGGTGGAAGTAGACGGTCAGCCATATACGCTAGTCTTAACTGGATGCACGGGGACGCAGGTGAATTCCTCACCATGAAGAACTGGCACGAGCATATGATAGCTGAAGGGGTATCCCTTGCTGATAGCAAGAAGTACAACTTCAATAACTATGCTCCGCTTGACATGACCAACGTGTCCCTGAACTACGACAACGCATTCCTCGACAGGCTGGACAACGGACAGCTACCCCCTGTCTTCCTAGATAACTGTAGGCAGGCGATGGAGACAGGCGAGCCCGGCTTCAGCTTTAACTTCGGAGATAAGGAGAATGAGACACTACGCAACGCTTGCACTGAAGTTACTTCTGAGGATGATTCAGATGTGTGCAACCTTGGCTCCATTAATATTGGGGCTATCGATACTCTTGAGCAGTTCAGAGAAGTCGTACGTCTTGCTGCCGGTTTCCTTGTGTGTGGTACTATCACTGCTGAACTGCCTTACTCTAGAGTATATAAGGTCAGGAAGAAGAACAGACGATTAGGTCTGGGACTGATGGGTATCCACGAGTGGTTACTCAAGAGAGGGTACGATTATGAAGTTACACCAGAGCTACGTAAGTGGCTTGAGGTCTACCGTGAAGAGTCTGAGAGAGCGGCCAACAGCTTATGTGATAGGCTCAGCATTAGCCGTCCTGTCGCATACCGTGCTATTGCTCCGACAGGAACCATTGGTATCCTTGCTGGTACTACTACTGGTATTGAGCCTCTATTTGCTGTTGCCTATAAGCGTCGTTATCTAGTAGGGGGTGACAAGTGGAAGTACGAGTACGTGGTGGACAGCACAGCGGAGTCCCTCATCAAGGAATACGACCTCAACCCTAACAAGATTCAAACTAGTATGATGTTGGCTGATGACTTCGAGAGACGTATTGCATTCCAAGCGGATGTGCAGGACTACGTTGACATGGCTATCAGCTCTACCATTAACCTACCGGAATGGGGGAGTGAACTTAATAACGAAGATAGAGTGGAGGACTTTGCGGCTACGCTCGCTAAGTATGCCCCTCGGCTGAGAGGACTTACAGTGTACCCGGACGGGTCACGAGGGGGGCAACCCCTTACACCTGTAACCTACAAGGAAGCCGTCAGGCATAAGGGGGTTGTATTCGAAGAGAACTCCGATCAACAATGTAACTCGGGAGTGTGTGGCATCTAGACAGACGCCACCTTCCCACAGTAGAACAGAGTCTTCATCTTGTGGTTATGAGGGTGTTGGTTCAACTGGTAGGCAGCTATGTTGCAAGCCTTCATATTAATGAAGGACGCTACGTTAGCCTCCCTTTCACCAGCCGTACCAACATTCAGTACCACGAACAGTATGAACTCAATCATCATCAGCCTCCAGCATTGGCTTGAAGAATGTCTTCCCGAACACGGGCATGTTCTTGAGCAACTCTTTAGGCTCCTCAAAATCCCCACCCGCAATGGGTGCGAGCATCCCCGCTGCATCTGCCCACGCTGCCTCTATGAGGTTCGTGGGTGGGAGCAGTCCAGTCTTCCACGCTTCCGTTGGATTCTGCCAGAATTTCTCCCAAGCATAATCACTATTACCAGCAGCACCGAATGTAACCACGTTCACCATCTGGCGACCAGCTTGTTCAGCTAGGTTCTCAGGAGAGAAGTCACCCTCCTCGCCCTTCGCGTACTGCCTACTCTCGTTAGTGAGAGCGAATCCCCCTCCAGAGTACAGAGCGTACCGAGCAGCGAAGGCAGCGGCCTTAGCCCTGTTCCCCTTGTTCCACTCGTCAACCGTGTTCTTACGGAGGAAGTCCATCTGCCTAATAGCGAATGACTTCAGCATGTATGCGATCCGCCAGTTAGGGTGGGACAACTGCAAGCGAGTCTGCTGTGCCGGGTTGATGGGTTGGAGTTCAGACAACCTGAACATAGCCAACTCACGTACCAAGTCACTAGCCTCCCCATTAGCGAGGTCCTTCCTAATCTGTAACCTCTCGGTAGGTGTGAACGTGTTACCCCACACCTCATCGAAGTCACCCTTCTTGATCGTATCCTTTGCTTCCCTCAGTGCCATGTTCATGATCTTGGTCTTACCGAAGCCATCCAGCTTCCTGAACCCAGAGACCTTAGAGGATGCCTCAGCCAGCCACGCTGTGCTACGCATCATCTTGTTGAACTTACCGGGGTTCATGGACTCCAAGGTCTTATTGTACTCACCCATGTACTGCCGAGCAAGGCCAGCATCCTTCACCTTGATAGGCGAGGAGGAGAAGATAGAAGCTATAGCATTCCTCATGCCCATCTTGGACGCAGCATTGAATATGTCGTGGAGGTTCAGGATAGCGCCGTACGGGTTAAAGATAGTACCGCTGTACCCTAGGTCCCGTATGCTCCTAACGAGCTGTGACGGGGCTCTCTGGGCGTCGTAGAGCACATGGTGGGTCAGCTCTCGCATGGAGTTCTGCTGTCCCTCACTGTACCCCTCCTGCTTCAGCTTCTCAGCCAGAGCCCTACCTACATATCCACCCCTCTCACCACGCTCCAGAGCCTTACGGTCCTTAGCTCGCTGGGTCTTCTTCCACTTCTCAATGGCAGCAGGACCCCTCTCGCGTACCTTCTCGGGTACTGGCTTCATGTCTATCCGCCCAGCGGGGCGTATGTTGAACAGCTCCGCCGTGTTGATAGCAGCTACGTGGTCATCCACCCAGTCATCCATAGACCGGAGGGGGTTAGCGTACTCTCGCACAGCATCTGGGTCACCCATCAGGATGCCCCTTGTACGCTTACGAGAAGCGAAGTCAGCTACTGTGTTCTGCACAGAGGCAGTCCGTACACCCGGCTTGGGCTTACCCTTCTTCTGGGTGTGCAGCCAGTGCTTGGTCACAGGGGACTCAGCGTCCACGGACTTATGCCACCGACCAGCCAGCTTCTCGACCTCAGCCATGTACCCGTCCAGAGCCTGTACGCCCTCATCACCCCACTTCTTAGCTATGAACTTACGAGCGAGGTTAGCGTTGTCCTCGTCACCGAGGGCAGCGTTCAGGAACTTCTCCTTCAGGTAGATAGCGTCCATGTCGTCACCGTCCATGAACTTGCGGATCTCCTTAACCTTGTCACCTACCCCGTCGTGGAACTTAGCGGTCTGTACCAGAGCCCTGTTCTGGGCACGGTTGGTCAGGGCAGCAGGGGCGTCCCCTACTTGGTCCTTAATCATACGCTTGATGGGCGACAGCAAGGAGTCGAACTGGTACTTGAAGCCTGAGTTCTTATTCAGAGCTACCCTAGCTTTCTCCTGTGCTGTCTGCTTGAGCAGGCCGACAGATCCTTCAGTCAGCTCCTTAGCCGACACGTTACTCAGGTCAGGGAATCCCTTACTGAGCTTCCCTAAGCGTATCACCTCATTAGCATCTATACCCAACTCCTCACCAGCCTGTATAGCCTGTTGGAGGGGCGACCCCTTGAGGTCATGCTCCCCCTTCTTACCCTTGGCTACAGCAGCTAGCTTGTTCTGGTACATCTTCTGTTGGATGACAGTGTTCTTGTCAGCATCAGCGGTCTTCTTTAACTCACGGGCTACGATCTTACGCTTAGCCTCCATCTTATTACCGACATGCTTGAACGCTGCCCCGGCAGCACTACCCAGTAATCCGCCAGCTATGATACCCACACCAGCATTCTGGATACGCTCCTCTACTGTGTCGCCTGTGCCAAGGCCATACAGCCCCGCCTCGGCTGCACCCGCAGCACCCTGTATCTTGGCGGTGCCAGCCACTGTCTTAGCAGTGCCCAGAGACCGGGCTACTGCCCCGCCTGCCATGACCCCGCCTAATATCTCCAGTCCGATAGCCGCTACCGGGTTCTCTTCCGCGTATTCCTCCCGCTCCTGATTGATCTCTTCCTTGAAGTCACCGTAGCCCAGATCCTTTCGGGTCTGGACCACATCGGCCTCGCCCTCGAACGCATTGCCTTGCAACTTGTCCACGAGAGAGCGCACCCCAGCCTCGGCTTCATCAGCGAAAGCATAGGACGCGCCTTGTGCGAACTCACGCACTGGGTTGATAACATCTTGGAGTGTGAACTCCTCTTCCTCTTCGAAAGGGTCAACGAACTTCGCTGATCCCTCAAAAGGGTCTACAAATTCTCCCTCGAAGGGATCAACGAATCCACTCATATCCTATTCCTTGCCCTAAGCTCTTTCTCCACATCCTCACGGGACATACCGGGGTTAGCTTCCATAGCCTGTTGTACTCTACGTTCAGCTTCCTCGTCATCCTGACCCTTACTGGACTTCTTGGTGTCAACAGTCTTAACTATCTGTTCGATAGCTTCCTTAGTAGGTTGCCATTCCTTATCAGCAGCAAACCTACGAGCCACCTCTAGTACTACAGCATCTCGTACCATAGGGTTCTCATCCAACTGGAGGGTATTCATACCGAACCAGCTTGACCCGGAGGTGTCTATCTGTGCAGCCACGTTGTCCACGTACTCCTCAGCAAGATCAGTGTGCCACTTGGCTAGTTTAACGTCCTCACCAGTAGGCTGTGTCCTGAGACTTTGTGCATGGGATACTGCGTACTGTTGCATGAGAATCTTGTTAGCCCTCTCGGGTGACAACTTCTTGTTCTCATGGTAGGCACGGATAGCTCCCTCCATACCCGGCAGATCCTTGATGGATTCAAGGAACTCATTGGAGAGGGGTTGCCCTTCCTTCCGGTTAGTAGCTACCTTACGCATGTTCTCCCTGAACTGGGTGTCACGCTCGATAGCGGCCTTAGCGGAGGCTTGGTACTTCTCAGGTACGGATTGCATCACCTCGTCCACTGACTTACCATTATTAACCTGAGAGACTGCCTTGACGTTGAACTCCGACTGTGCCTTCTCTTCGGCCTGCTGGCCCTGCCTGTACTCGTGGTTAGCCTTGGCCATCAGGTGACTCTCACGAGCCCTCTGCTGCGCCTCAGTCTGGTGCTTCTTGGTGATCTGGCTGTCTATCATCTCCTGTGCTGCCACAGGGTCCATGTTCATCTGCCGAGCTATATCCATTACGCTCTGCTGTACGTTGGTATCAGTAGGGTCACCGCTGTTGAGAACAGCTAGCATACCCTCATTGGCATTATCCATACGCCGCTTGGTGTACTGGTCTGATATACCCTGCATACCTTGAGTGACACCATCCGCCAGTCTGTTACCGTACGTGGGGTTCATCATCCCGGATATGAGGGAGTCACTTATTCTAGCCATTACAGGAATCCTCCTAATATTCTATCCACAAGGCTCTCACCTCCGGTGTTGTTCTGCATAGCTGCGGACAGCATACCGAATCCCCCCGTGAGGGCTGATGCACCTAGGTTACCCATGAGGTTAGCCTGTCCCAGCCTTGACGCAAGTAATGCATCCAACCCGGACGTAGCTGACTCAGCGAACAGACCCGCACCCTGTCGATTAGATGCATCGACGAAGCCGTATGTCTGATTACCTACTCCCATGTTATCCCGCAGGTTAGCCTCCGGCATGTACTGCATCTTACCGAACAAGCTGGACAGTTCTGCATCCTGTGCTTGCTGGGCTCTGGCCTCACCTATGGCGCCGAGGGAGGCAGAGTTCTTAGCTTCCTCCACCGCCTTGTAGTAGGCCAGTTGCTCAGGCGTACCGCCGTATGCAGCAGTGGACATCCCTGTCCGCCCTTGGGCAGCCATACGGGACTCCATGTCAAGCATGGCCCTCTGCTCCTCTGGGCGCTGCGTAGCACGTATACGCTCATACATGTCAGCCTCACGGGCTCCTGTATCAGCGGTTGCACTACCCAGCATACCCACGGATGCCTGTCTGTTCTTATCTGCGAAGTTACTCTGACCCGGTGACAGATTCAAGCCGACGTTACCGTCAGCATCCACTGTACTAGAGCCAGTCGGGCCAGTGACACCGAACCCTTTGAACTTGGACATATCGGCAGCGTCCATCCCTATCTGCCGACCTTCGTCCAGCCCTATATCACCTACATCACCGAGGCCCTGATATGCAGCCCCGGTGAGGAGTCCTCCGCTCCCTATACCTAATAGTGCTAAAAGCTCTTCCATGTTGACCTCATTATATTAATCTACCTAGGATGGCATACACCCCGATCTGTTGGAGGGAGAAGGCGTTACCGCCTACGTCCACTGATACACCTACTGTGACCTCTTCGCCCGATCCTGATGCGTTGATAGCATCATTGTATACGCTGAAGTAGTTACCGTATTCAGCTATGTTGTATTCAGCTATATTGTACTCAGCTATGTTACTAGTACCGGGTGTTGTTATCGTCTCTGAGTTATACACGTTGGAGTACCCGTAGCCCCACCATACAGAAACTGAGGTATCTATACCACCTATTAGTACAGGCCGTATCTTCTTGAGTATCTTAGTGATACCCGGTTGGTCGAACGTGAGTGCAGGGCTGTAGTATTCGAATGAATACACTGCCCCGTCATCGTCATAGCCGTCGTACACGCCGATACCATCCACCCCGCCTACTTGCAGTACACCTTCTGCTGTCCTGTGTGCACAGTTAAAGAGAGTACCGGGCCAAGTTGTTATACGCCTCACCCCTCCTTCGAGGGTTCCCTTCATATCTACGCAGTACGCGTAGTTGTTACTCTCCAGTATCAAGAGGTAGAATCCCTCCTCTGGGCTGAACACAGAGTTCACACCCTCACCTTCTCCGCTTACATCTCTTATGAGCTGTGTGCGTACGTTGGCAGATATCTCACCAAGAGGGAGGGAGGACTGCTCCAGCGTCCTTCCTAGCGTCCTGAGACCTGTGGCCGACAGGAATATGACATCATCACCTGTGTGCTGTATGCTATCTCTTTCTATACACCCCGCCCCCGAGATAGTGTCTGCTAGGGCTAGGGCGTTAGACGGGTCATCAGCACCGGAGTACAGTACTATGGAGTTCCTTCCGAAGATGATAAGGTAGCCGTTGTGGAAAGCTAACCCTGTGATCTCATCGTACCCGTTGGGCCAGAACTTCTCCACGTTGATACTACCAGAAGCTCCCTCTGTCCACCCGTCACCTATCAAGGTGTCGCTCCAATACACAGTACTAGGGGCTGTGGTTACACCTGCTGTCCACAGTCTGCCGTAAGCAGCTAGGACGATGTTACCCTCGGGTGCATCCGGGACTGACTCAGAGGACTCGTCATCGAGTGTCTCTAGGTCGTCTGCCGCATTGGAGGTAGCGTTCACCAGCATCGGAGCATGACCCGCTTGGAAGAAGTAACCCTCTCCGTTGAAGTCACAGAAGTGCCAGTTGTCTGCCGTGATGGTGTATGCCGCTGGCAGTGTCATCTCGGTTAGTGTGTCGTTAGTGGTAGTCGTGGTGTCTACCCTGAAGATCTTGCTATTACCCACTGCGAATAAGTAATCAGTGCCTGAAGAAGACCACTCGAATATCCTCTTTATCTTCTCTCCGCCAAGAGCGGTCACACTGTCGGTCTGTACATCGAAACCCTTACGGGCCCCTAGCCTGCCGTACTTGTCGATTACCGCGTTGTTAGCAACACTGGCATACTGAGGTGGGATGCCCACGGGTGAGGTCTCAGTGTTAAGTCCATAGAAACCCGGAGCACCTAGTAGGATATGCTGAAGTGGTTTAGCCATTATACACCTACCCAGTCAATCTCAAGGGGATATCTCTCGACATCCCTAGCTATCGCGGCTCTCACCGCATCCTTCGCTGTGTTATGCATCTTATTCATTGTTGTGCTGTTCATCTCGCCCCTCTCCTCTGCAAGGTTATACAGGGCCGTGAGGTAAACAGCCCGAGGTGGGACCATACATACAGTAGCGTCCTCGGTCAGCTCGTCCTGCGGCTTGTAAAGCTCAAGGGTCAGGCTGTTGGACTGGGTGGGGGTGGGGTACACCCGTATGCGGGAGTCAGTCGATGTAGCTCCGTCATAAGCGTACTTAGTCACATCCCCTGTGTCATCATCTCCAGCGTACTTAAGCCTACGCCACTGAGCTGCACTCATCTGAGTGACCTGCCTGTCCAGCGTGTTGTTCCATATCATGACCACCTTGGAATCGAACTCCAAATCAGACAGATCAAATGTGTTACTACCAGAGGGTACAGTCTTATCGTCGGTGTAGCGTAGGTCACCCCACATCCACATGTCCTCTATCTCTGACTTAGCGTCATTGACAAAGGCCCCTACCATA